ACTATCGGAAGAAAGATTTGATGAAGTCAAACGTATTGTAAAAGATGGAAAAGTCCCCGCAGGACAGGAACTAGTGGCACTACGAGTGGCTGAAGAGTTAGATAAAATAGATGCCCAGAAGGTTGAAGAAGAAAAGAAATAGCTCTAGGTCTTGACGTATATATAAGCTGTGATGTAAAATAGAAGTACAATATATTCACCTACCCGAAAACGGGCGGTTTCCGTATGGAACACCGCCTTTTTTCTTAGCAAAAAAACATGGAGAAACAACAGATTACAGCCAATATAAAGGCTGTCAAAGATGGAAAACTTACAGGTGCTGTCGCATCTACAGGGGATGTAGACAGAGATGGGGAATCAATCAATCCCAATGGATGGAATCTTGAGAATTTTAAGAAGAATCCAGTCATTTTATTCGGACATGATCCTCATAGCCTGCCAATCGGTAAAGCAACTGACATCAGAATGCAAGGCAACGAACTTCTATTCGATGCCGAGTTTGCTGTTAAAGAGAATCCTTTTGCAAAGATGGTCAGCGAAATGTTTGAGGGCAAGTTTCTGAATACATTTAGTGTTGGTTTCCTACCACAGGAACAGGGTGATGATGGACGTATAGAGAGTGCTGAACTACTTGAGATTTCTGCTGTGGGTGTACCATCTAATCCTAATGCCGTTGCTACAAGAAGTGCTGAGGCGAATATAGAAATGATGTATAAGAGCTTCAAGAAACCTGAACTGAAACCAGTAAAGATTACGGACTCAGAAGAGAAAGACATCAAGAATTTCATTGATCAGTGTGAATTAGTTAAATCTGCCGCAAAGGCGATACTTAGCAAAGCCATTGTTGAGCCGCCCAAGAAGGCAGTTAAACCAAAGGTCGAGAAGCGTACGAGCAACAGACAAGAAGAAGCCAAATGCCGTACGAGGTTGATTGCTAAAACTATAAGTAGATCAGCCGATTTATTAAATAAGGAATTAAAAAAATGACAGAAGAAAAAATAGAACCTAAAGAAGAGGAAGTGAAAGAGGAAGAAGTTAAGGAAGAACCTAAAGAGGTTGTTGAAGAACCCAAGGAAGAAGTAGCTCCCGAACCAAAGGAAGAGCCTAAGAAAGAAGACGAGGAAGAAGTAGCTGAAAAAATCGCTAAGAGTATTACAGCACTCGTTGACGAAAAGGTTGAAGCAAGAGACAAGGCTCAAAAGGAAGCTAACGATCGCCTAGAGAAGATGTCAGCTCCAAGCTCTGTAGAAAAGGTTTGTATCTACAAATCACAGAAGAGCAAGGAAAATAGTATCTTTATGGAAAAAGAAGTTGCCGAAAATCTCGGTAGATACATTCTTGCTGTAAAGAACAAAGATTATCGAATGGCTGACAAGTGGGCTGTTAAACTTGAGGTACACAACGAGACCACAGCCGCAGAAGGTGGTTATCTTGTTCCTGAAATATGGGCAAATACCATCGTGCGAATGTGTGATGATATGGCGGTTATCCGACCAATATCAAAGGTTGTTCAAATTACTTCAAACTCATTCCATGTTCCTGTACAGGCTACGAATCCGAAAGCTGAATGGAGATCAGAGAGTGCAGTTAAAGCAAGTACAACTGTTGAGTTCACAGAGATTGAACTTACACCGTACTCATTGGCTGCAAAGACAGTTCTTACAGAAGAATTGTCAGACGATGCTCTGATTGATGTTGTTAGCTTCATCTCGGAAAGACTGGCTCGTGCATTGGTAACAGAGGAAGAAAGAACATTCGCAGTAGGTAATGGTGCAGGTCAGCCAACAGGTATTGACAACTATACCTTTACTCAAGTGGATGCAAACTTCGCACTTACTCACGGAATCTTTAGCCGAGCAATGTACACACTATCGCAGTGCTACAGAAATAATGCGACTTGGATGATGAACGCAGATACTATTCGAAGAGTTGTTGGACTATCTGACACAACTGGCCAGCCAATCTACAACTTCTATAACAGTGCAAGTGGCCCAACATTGATGGGACGACCTGTTATCGAGCAAAACGATCTACCAAGTGACCGAATATTCTTCGGTGACTTCAACGAGTATTGGATTGCACAACGAAAAGGTATCAGTGTCAGAACTTCCACAGAAGCAAGTTACTCAAGTAATGGTAGCTTGGTATCAATGTGGGAACAGAACGAATTGGGAATCATCGCTGAGGAAAGAGTTGACGCAGAACTTACGACTACAAATGCATTTGTTGAAATAATCAACGTGCATAACTAGGATTAATATCCTTTCTCGCTCGCTTGGTTATGGCTTATCCAGGCGGGCGGACTAAGGAAATTAATGATGAAGTATTTAAACAAGATTATGTTCGCCTTGAAACGCAAGAAAAAGAAAAAGAAGCGTAAGAAAGGCGAGTATGTAACCAAATAATCATGGCACTTCTTAGTTATGCATTGACAATAGTAGCTAGAGTTAAAGATTTTATGGATGTAACTGTGGCTGGAGATGACACACTCATTGAGAACCTGATTAACAGTGTTACGGATTTTGTTGAGGAGTTCTGTAATAGACGATTCAAACTTACGGCATACACGAACGAACTCTATGACGGAAATGATTATGATTCATTGCTGTTGGATAATTACCCGATCGATACTGACGAGACCTTCACGCTACAGAGACGAACAGAGATAACAAACAGTAGCTCAGGCTTCGATACTATTGAATCTGATCTATACCATGTCAAAGCTGTCGAAGGGATTATCCAATATGTACCTGGCTTCAAGTTCCACGATTACCCACAGCATTACAGAGTTACGTTCACAGCAGGATATGATTACGATAACGCTGCAACATATCTTTCAGATGTAGGAGCGGCTGATCTGGAATGGGCGACATGGAAGCTCGTGTCAACTGCATACAACAATAGAAAGGTATCGATAAACGCGGAGTCAGAAAGTATAGGGGATTATTCGATTACTTGGGCAAAGGAAATTAAACAAGATCCGCTTATTAGTGAAATCCTGCACAAGTACAAGCGACCAATTTTATGAGCATAGAGCATTTTTTCAATCAGGCAATTGTCATTGTTAGGCAAGAGGACATCGGATCAGGTAAGACCAACTATGTAAGTACAGGAACTTATGATGCACACGTTCAGCAGATACAAGATATCCAGTCAGATAGTGGAGAGTACGCCTCACCTAGTGTAAGCCATAAAGCGTGGACTGATGTTAATGCGGACATATCGGTTGGGGATCGTGTGATCGATGCGTCAGGTACTGAGTACGATGTGGTTGGAGTGAACGAGGAAGAGAAGGGGATTGCGATGAATGAACACAAGGCAGTTTACTTGAGCATAAAGAAATAGATGGCAACTGGAAGTGTAAAAATTGTAGGTCTTGATAGTCTAATCAAGGGATTCGATACAGCCCCAGTTGAAAAGGAAATCAACAAGGCTATTAAAAAGTCTGTGGCAGACTTACACCGACAAAGTGCTGTGAAGACACCCGTTGATACTGGACGATTAAAAGGTGGATATATAGAACGTGCTAAGGGTATGGTGGGTGAATTGGAAAATCCAATTGAATACGGAGTATATGTTCATGAGGGAACGAGCAGGATGCCAAAAAGACCGTTTATGCAAGAAGGTATAGATGCTGCTACTTCGTCAATAGAGCGACACTTTAATACAGCTATGCAGAATATAGTTAAATCAATAGCGAGTAAACGATAATGGCAGAAACATATCAGACAATTAAAGATTTTATAAAGACTAAGCTGGATGCCATTACGTCATTGCAAGAGGTTTCGGGTTATCCGGAGCTAGACTTTAAAGGTTACCCTGCAGTTGTTCTTATTCCATTAGAAGGTGACGGGGACTACGAAACGAATGTCGAAGATGAACGAAGTTATATCTTTTCTATCCATGTCTATTACAAGTATGAACAAGTTAGTAAAGTTGATGCCCTAGATAGAACGTATGATGCTATTGACGATATACTAGATTCGTTTGCAGAGGATAAAGACTTATCTGGTATATCATTACCAGCTAAGAAGTTATTGATAGGAGTTGAGCCAGTACACGCAGGGTGGGAAGAGATAGCAGAGCAGTCACTTATAAGATCTACTATCGAGCTAAACGTTCGAATAAGTGTAGATAATACATAATAAATAATATAAAACTATGGCAAAAGCAATCGGTAGACTAGTCAATATAGGATTAGGCAAGGAAGGCACAAGAGGAACGGCAGCAGCCGCAACTCACTGGCTTCCTAAGACAGAACTTACATTCCAAGACAAGCGGGATAAAGTCGAGTCAAGCGAATCATTGGGAGTGATAGACGAATTTCACGAGGCGTTCACAGTAGCGTGTTACGCAGAGGGTGATATTAATGGTGAGATCAGAGACAAGTCATTCGGGATGCTCCTCTATGGTCTACTTGGAACTGTGTCGTCAGCAGTTAATGAAACGACTGCGTACGATCACACATTTACCCTAGACAATGACAGCAACTCGCATCAGAGTTTGTCAATTTCAGTTGATGACCCAGCACAGGGACAAGACTTTCTATTCAAGTTGGCGATGCTAAGTTCGCTTACTATTGATGCTAACCTGGGTGAGATATCAACGTTTAGTTCAAACTTTATCTCAAAGAAAGCGAATGATTGGACAGCACTTACAGCTTCTTACACGCTTGAGAATAAGTTTGTATCAAGAATGATCAAGGTGAAACTTGCGGCTAACATCGCAGGACTTGCAGCTGCATCAGAGATAGACATAAAGTCAGTCTCACTTACAGTCGCTAAGAACCTAACAAGAGATCATCTACTTGGAACGTGTGATCCAGAGGACATTCACAATCAGCAGTTTAATGTTGAAGGTGAGATGGTTATAAATCTTGAGAACACAACTTACAAGGACTACTACCTAGACAACACATATCGAGCAATGCAGATCGACATGCTCAATACCGAAGTCACGATTGGTGCAACCTCAAACCCAGAACTAAAGATCCAACTCCCACGAGTTGAGTTCATGGACTGGACACCAGAGAGACCAAACAATGAACTCTCAACACAGACGATAGGATTTAAGGGGTACTATGATGTGACGAATGATCAGAACAGTATTCATCAGATTATCCTGACGAATGAGACAACCTCTTACTAACTAACATAAAAGCCAAATGAAACTAGAAGACATTCGAGGAACAATTAAAATCGATCTTCCTTCCTTCAAGGATCAGAGCATAGAAGTCTATGATGACTTGTTAGTGAAGGACACAAAGGAACTAGATGCAATCAATAAGAAAGAGAACAATCCATTTGACTCAGGTATTGAGATGTTGCTACGACTCGCTAAGAGCTGGACATTTGATGATGAACTCACGAAAGAGAATATCGAAATGCTTCCAAACAAAGATCTACAGATTGTGATGAAAGAAGTGGCAAAGATCATCAAGCCAGATGATAAAAAAAAAGACTAACGGAAGCTGAATATGTACTATGCAAAGAGATGGGCTGGACTTCACAGGAATTGTATAGTCAGCCCTCCTCTTTTATCAAGGACTGTTTAGACATAATGCATGTCAGAGGTAAGCGGATGGAAATGGAAATGAAGAAATAAGAAGGGAACAAGCTCTATGGCAGACGCAACTAAAAAATTACTAATTCAGATTGACGCTAAGGATAATGCTAGCCGCAAGCTGAATAGGATGGGTAAGCAGACTAAGAAGACTAGTAAACTTATGGGTGGCATGAAGACCGCTGTTGGTGGACTTGTCGGTGCTTTGGGTGTAGCTGGTTTGGTTGGTGGAGCTACGCTTGCCATAAAGGCATTTGCATCATGGGAGCAGTCAATGGCTAATGTCAAGACTCTCCTTGGTGGTGATGAACAGAAGGCAAGAGATTTGCAGGATGCTATGAAGGGTATGCTAAAGACAATGCCAGTAAAGGCAGAGGAGCTTGGTGCTGCTGCCTATCAAGTACTGTCTGCTGGAATTACAGATACAACTGAGGCAACGGTAGCATTAGAGCAGTCGGTCAAACTAGCAAAAGCTGGGATGTCAACTACAGAAGAAGCGACTGGATTGCTTACAGTTGCGATGAATGCTTTTAAGGGTGAAGGGTTAAGTACCGAGAAAATATCTGATATTCTTTTTAAGACAGTTAAAAATGGTATCACTACTGTTGCCGATCTATCACAAGCATTCGGAAAACAGGCTGGTAATGCCGCCGCAGCCAATATCACACTTATCGATATGCAGGCAGCGACAGCCGCACTAACTACCATCACTGGTAAAACATCAGAAAGCCAAAACGCATTGGCACAGGTATTCCTTGAGCTTACACAAGCTGGTGGAAAACTAGCATCAGGGTTAGAGGCTGGTGGATCAAGTCTGGATGCGTTGAACGCAGCAATTGGTGAAGAAGGCTTGGTTGGTGGTATGCAAACAATCAGAGATGAGATGGGATTAACCGATACTGAGTTCAAGAACATATTTAGTTCCGCTGAAGGTGGTAACGCTGTGTTCCAATTATTAACTTCAGGTACGGAGGCTTATGAGAAGGCACTCGAAGATATGAATGGAGAGGTCGGTGAACTGGACCGAGCATATCAAGATTCAACTGCAACGCTAACGGCTTGGTGGCAATTACTGGTTAATAATGTAACCCTCGGAGTAATTAATGCGGGTGATGCAATTAAAGATGCAACCAAAAGATCTGAAGACCAAAGTGGGGCAATCACTTTCCTAAAAGATGAATGGGAAAATTGGAAAAAGCAGATGTCAGAGACATTGGAAATAATCTTCGGCACTTCCGATGGAGCAGTTATACTAACTGGGGTAATGACTGGATTAATACTTACGGTTGGTACTTTTATTCAAATATCTGCATTCTTTATCAAGATATTTGGTTTTATAGTAGAAGCCATATATACGGCTGTGGAGGCAGTACAAAAGTTAGACGGAGCTTTGCATACTTTCCAAGATACTATTAGAAATCTTAGTGGGCTTGGTAAGCTACAAGATATTATGCAAGGAGCTCCAATCTTTGGTAGGAGTGAGTCAAGGGCTGGACATACTGGAGGTTTATTCTATCAACACGGAGGCTTCGCACCTCGTGGTACAGACTCAGTACCAGCAGTTCTTTCACCTGGTGAGATGGTATTAAATAGAGGTCAGCAAAAGAGAATGTTTAATATGCTTGCAGGTCGTGAAGGTGAGGGCGGAGGAGTAACCGAAGTAAACTTCAATAATGTAAATGTGAGAAACGATCAGGATTTAGAAACAATAACGAACAAGGTTGAAGAAACACTGGGTCGCAGACTTGAACTAGCTAATAGGGGATTATAATGAGAAGAACAGTAACATTTGACGCATTCGACTTACAGGACACTACGTATCAGACGAAGGACTTTATGCATGAGTCTATGAATAATCGTGAAATCGGTTATCAACGATTAGCTGACAGGGATGGTCAGAAACTTGTCAAAGATCACTTCGATGCGAAAACCATAACCCTTATTGGTCGTGTGAAAGGAACTGATATTGATGATCTTGAGAGTAAGATTGATAGTTTAAAGGAAGTGCTTGCACGCAAGGAGCGTAATTTAGATATAGAATACGCAAGCGGTACTCGAAGATATACTGCGAGCGTTACTGATTACACAATCGAACGTAAGCATTTTCACATGACATTTGCTCCATATAAGATTGTATTTAAAGTTGCCAATCCTCCTTATGGTACAGCCCTAGATACCTCTACGGCAGATTTTGCAGCGATCGCAGCTCCAGGCTGGAGTGGTAAAGGGGTTTCCACTGGAACTGGAACGTGGGAAGGTAATTACGGCTTCACAGGCTCTGCTCCGCCGATGCCTACGATTCAATTGACAGTTAATGCTGAAACTAACCTGAACAAGCTAACGTTCACGAACGTATCAAGTAATAGTGCTATCTCTATTGAGCGTGACTTTTCTGCTGGTGAGGTCTTGGAAATCAATGTCGATGACTACACTGTAACAGTAGATACTGTAGCCGTAGACTTTACCGGTACTTTCCCAGAGTTCGTAGCAGATGGCAATGAGTTTAAACTAGCCGTGAGATGCAATACGTGTAATCTTACTTTGAAGATGATTTATTATCCGTTCTATTACTAATATGTATGTCTGGAGATGTCAAAGACATAAAGGGAAAGCGATTCTTTTACAAGGTATACAATACCGATGGCAGTTTTAATACAGTATGGCAGAAGGATGTAGTGAATACTCCCAGATTTCGGTGGGAAATAAATGGTGGTCAGAACGAGATGATAATAGAATTAGCAAGACCATCAACAGACTTCGGTGAAGCTGACGATGTGAGGATAAATAATGAAGTGAAGCTCTTTACACATGACGAAGTTAATGGAACTCGGCAACTATATCACGGGATTATAAGAGGTTATGAACCATTTATTGAGGATTCAGAACAGCTTATACGAGTAAACTTGATGCCATACTTTATAAGATTTGGTGATGAATTAGTAAAGGATAGTGGCGATACTACTGTTGTAAGAAATTCGTCAGAGCCAGCTCAGATGATGCGGGATATGGTTGAATTATTGGATGCTGGATTCAATGGAAGACCGATTGAAAATACTGGAACTACAGTATCATACACATTCAGTTATGTTTCGTATCGTGAATCACTAGATAAGATTGTTCAGCTTGCTCCCCTTAACTGGTTCTATACAGTGGATGGTAATGATAATGTTATATTCAGAGAGTCAGATTTAAACACAGTTGATCACGAACTCTGGGTTGGGAAAGAAATTAAGAGTGTAGGAGCAACCAAGCGAGTTGATAACATGGTCAATGCTGTATATTTCTTAGGTGGTGGTGATCCTCCCCTATACAATCTATATGAACGTGAAGCCAGTATATCTGAATATGGAAGACGAGAATATAAGATGAAAGATACACGAGTTACAATCGATGCTACTGCTCAAACTATGGCTGAGAGAATCTTGGATGAACGAGATTCGCCAAATAATCTTATGGATATTACAGTGGTTTCGAATGCACTGGATAATTCAAGAGGATATGACATTGATAGCATTATGCCTGGCGACGTGATACAGGTCAGACATCCAGATATGGAATTACGTGAGAGTCTGTGGGATGCAATGATTTGGGATGTAGATCACTGGGACTACAACATTCTGTACTCACTTGGTCAGCCTATGCAAGTTGAACGTATTGATTATTTCTTTGATGAGGTACGCTTAACACTTTCAACTAGAATTGAAGACGTGACAAAGAGAATTGAAGATATTAGTCGCAATAGCGACACCACTGATTCTGAGAATATACCAACTACACCAAGTTAATAATTAAAATATATGAGAGAACTAACTACATTCACGGCTGGTACTAAGGCTAAGTCGTCAGAAGTAAATGGAAATACAACCTTTCTCGATCCAGAACAGGTAGGTATTTACTATGTTCATAACTACGATAATGACATACAAACAGCGATTGATGCTGCTGCGACGGGCGGTAATGTGGTTTTAGGGGTTGGTACTTATAATATAACGACACCTCTTACAATCACAACTGACGGAATAAAAATAATAGGGAGTGGTAATGGGTCGCTTATAAAGGATAATGGATTGATAAATACAGAGTGTATGATTAGTTTAGATGCCGATTATGTAACTCTACGGGATTTCAGATTAGCAGGTAATGATACTGACAAGGTTGATGGAATACGAACTACGACTGGAGAGGACTGTGGGGCTCTTAGAATGAATAATGTTAGAATACATAATGTTAACGGACAAGCTATCAGATTAGAACCAAGTACCAATCAATTTTCTGTTAATATTCAAGCGTGTCTTTTAGCTAACAACGACATGCAGTACAACACCACTTACTTCAATCAATTACAGGATAGTCAGATAATAGGAAACACAATAATATGCACTGGTGCAGCGGGTGCTCAAAACAGCATAGCATTAGGTGCTAGTACGGGAGCAAATGCTGTTATAGGTAATACTCTTGATGATGGAGTTAGCGATTTGGGAGCAAACACTGTAGCCAATAATCCCGCAACCTAATGACTCAAAACAGCGGACAATCTGTAACATGGAAAGCATTCGGTATATTCGTATCTATTAGCTTGGCTATCCTTGCGATACTGGGTACAGTATTATCGAAGGAACAGCAAGATATGACCGAAATAAGAGTTGATGTAGCAAGTATAGAAAATGATGTGTCATGGATTAAAGATGAACTTGAAGATAGGTGCAATGTAAATTGTCTTAATCCATTAAGTAAGAATGATGTTTCCAATTAAAGACATTATAGCGTACGGTTATCGATTTATGCAGAAGACTTGGTACACTCTACACCATTTAGGTTTAGATATTATCGCAATGATTGGTACTTGTATACAATCTCCGGAAGCTATGACCATTCACGCCATTGGTAAAACATCAGTTCTTGGTAATTACGTTGTAGGTCGTGGTCACGTAAGCGGTAACTGGCACAGATTCTTACACGGCAAGGATGGAAGTATAGCGGTTAGTCTGAAGCAGAACATTAAGCTAGGTGACAAGTTAATGGAAGTAGGTAATACGGGTTGGTCTACAGCCCCTCATCTTCACTGGGATATTTGTAAGGGTCACCACTCACTCAAAGAAGTCTTGACAGCTAAAGTTCCAATCAAAGATTATATCGATCCAATGACATTTCATATACCCATTAAAGACAACGACATGATAAAAACATATTACTACATCACGAAGGGACAACCAGGGCTTTCAAGGTATCCCAAAAAGTCTACTGTAAGAGTAAATCCAAACAGGAAGATATTAAACGTAATGCAAATTACTAAGCCAAGTTTTAAGAACAGATTTAATTCACGAGGAACACTTACTGAGGTTGCGACTAACAAGGATTTAACACCTAAAGAAAACTGGATAGACGCTGGGCAGTTCCACGGCCTTGCAGAAAAGAACGGTTGGAAGCCAGCTAAACTTAGTAGGGTTATGGGATATTAATTAACTTGAAATAAATGACAGAACTAATCATCGGCGGAGCAGTTGTCTCCATAGTAATTGGGGGGATAGTAGAGGTATCAAAGCGTGCAGGATTTCCTACTAAGTATGCAGGATTGATGGCAATCGGCATTGGTGCTTTAGTGGGAGTGGGCGTAATACTACAAGGTGGACTAGAGTTCACTTGGCTAGAAGCGATTGTGATGGGTGTTGTTTCAGGACTTGTTGCGGCAGGAGCATATTCAGGCGGAAAAGCTATGATCAAGAAGAAATAAAAAGATCAGCCCCGAAAGGGGCTGTCTTTAGTTAACCTACTTACTACTGGTTAACATTAGGATTAAAGTAAATGGAGGTTTTTAGCCATCGCCATCGCCAGAGCCATCGCCATCGCCATAGCCAGAGCCATCGCCAGAGCCATCGCCATCGCCATAGCCATCGCCAGAGCCATCGCCATCGCCATCGCCAGAGCCAGAGCCAGAGCCAGAGCCAGAGCCAGAGCCAGAGCCAGAGCCAGAGCCAGAGCCATCGCCATAGCCATCGCCAGAGCCAGAGCCCCTCATAAATTCAGTGTCTATTCGCTCCATATTGATACATTATTTATTGATTCTTTAGCCTCCTCTGTGCAAGGGATAACCTCTATAATCTCCGTGAGTGTATGTTCACCCTGAATAGGTGCTGGGAACTTGCACTCGTTGGGCTTACTTACGCCATCGTTGGCAAGTTGCGATAATGTGGATGCACCAACCCAATACCATAAACGTCTTGACTCTACTAATATGCCCTCTTTGCCATCTCGTTCCTTTAGATAACCAGCAAATACTCCCGCGGAATAGGTACGCAAAATTACATACTCCATACCTTTGTACTTTTTTGCTGGCTTACTTTCCCCTAATTGTCCTTTGATTTTCTCATAGGTTTCATCGGAAACCTCAATTGTTTTCGTCATCATTTTATCTTAATTGATTAGTCTCTGCCGAAGTATGAATTATAATCTTCTTCGGAGGTATCTTTATATTTCTTATGCTTCATTTGGGGGTCTATCTTAAACCATATACGATAGTTGCCATGAGCATCCCACTTCATATACTCTACCAAATCACATTGTTTACATGCCCTGATATGCCCTCCCACCGCAGAGGTAGTATCTTGAATCATTTTCATCTTATGCCCCCCTAGTTTGTGTTTGATTCTCATCCAAATCATCATTTTATCTTAATTGATTAAAGTCTTCGTCGGTTGTTAGGTTTTGGAGGATGTCTTTTTGATTTACTTGGGCGAAAGGTTTTACTTTATAAAGATTATCTCTGCTATCATATATCCAGTTTCCTTTTGATATTGCTGCACTACCAACCATCATCTGGAATACAGATTTTCTATCTTTAACCACCACCACATCTCCAATTTTAGCCCTCGGCTTTGGTGTTGTCATTTTTTACTTTAGTTAGCATTGAACCATTAACATATCTTTAATTTAGATAGGTTATTTACAAATAAAAATCCCTCGGCTCAGTAACGTCTTTTTCCTCGCCACATATATCGCACTTACCTTTGTGCCAAGTACTACAATCGAACTGCTTCTTGCTCAGTCGCTTTCCACAGTCCTGGCATAGCCAAGTTATTTGCTTTCCCCTGTATTGCATTTCTTTAAGTTCTTTAGATTATCGAGTCTCCTTTTTGCAATCCAGTCTCCTGCTTCAATCGAGCTTCTCGAGCACCCAAGTAATTCGTCTATTGTTTGGGAGAGGATTCCTATTGCATAACCACCTAACAAGAAGGCACTGCCTCGCTCCTTATTACCCTTGGGGAATAGTCGTTCAGTTTCAACAACAAGGACTATTTTAGCCGCCTCCAGCTTCCTCTCTTTGTAGGTTTTTATTGTGTTGTTCATTAAGATATTGAATCATTGCTTTTATTTAATATATTTCTTAACCAACTCACCATACTTCTTACCCCATTTCTCGCAGGCTTCTGCAGATATAGTTTTTCATTTGTTTATTTTATTACTTTCCAAAGACACGATCCCCACTCACCTTTCCCTAGTCCGTTCTTCGTTGGCTCAGGATATTTCTCTGGGTGTGGCATTAGATAATCTCCGCTGATACAACTCGGAAAATAGAATGGGCCGTACCATTTCTTAGTATACTTCTGCCATGCCATGAGCTTGATTGACTTCTTCATTAGAAAGGTAAATCTTCAACAACTATTTCCTCAGCATCATTGTTACCTTCACCTGCTGTTGTGGGATGTTCTGTAGGTTGTGCAGGCTTGTTTGGTCGTGGCACTGATGCCATCTTCTGCTTGTACCACTTCAGTGCGGTCTCTGCTCCGTCAGCGTTGAACATTCCATTGTTGTCAAACGCTCCCTTTAAGATCGCAAGTATCGTTATTGATTTCTTATCTCTAGGAGACTTTGATCCATTAGTCGTTCCCTCTTTATCCTTCTTTACTTTCCAGCAAGGCTTACACCAGAAGCCGAACTTTCCCATCTCCATTGGCTTGTTGCAAGTCTGACATACTGGAATCTCTGTTGTTTGTTGCGTTGTCATTTGTTTCGTTTATTTGATTAAATAAAACTTTATCTACTATACTTTTATTATCCATTATGAATTGTACGAGTTCGTAGTTCATTTGATTATAGTTACTTTGACTTGTCTTCTTCCCCAAGCGATTGCAGAGGGACAATCTGTCCACAAATCGATGATACGACCTCTAATAGCCCCACCTGTATCTGAAGCAATACCTCGTCCATATCCTTCAATATCAAGTTCTGTTCCGAGCGGGATAACCTCTGGGTCAACAGAAACAGTCCCTCGACCTGCACTTGTACCAGTCGCAGTCGTTCCTGTAAGGCAGTAAGCAGTTGCTTCGTAGATTCCTTCTTCATAGTTGTTAGAGTTTAACTCATTCTAGCATAGACCTCGCTTGGACTGTTAATAACTTTAAAATCGGCTTATACTAGCTGATTTTTTGCTAGTTAGGTCTAAGCGAAGCCCAGTTGATAGAACTGATAGTTATGTCAGGATATAGGTGTAAGAACGCCTATGCAACAGTTATATCCTCGTGTAAGGGCAAATATGCCTGTTTAACGGGGCTTCGGGGTTCATCTGGGCATATTACAACATCCAGTCCACACGGGTCAGGAGCTTCATAATTCAGATCTGGGGGAACTTGGTTAAGTTCTACTTCTTCCCCTGTCATATCCTCGATTAAACGCTCTTGATCTTCTCTATCGACTGTGCGTGGAGTGAATATCAATACCAGTATTATTATCGCTATTCCTACTGCCATCACTACTGTCCACTCGATCCAGTTTGTTTTTGGCATTTGTTTTATTTAATGGATCAAAGTCTCCATAGTTATCTATGCCTTCCCAGTATTCCTCTGATGTTTCTGATGAGTTAAGCATGGTTATAAACTTAGTATCGCTTTCTCAATAAACGTTCGTAATGGTAAATCCAGAGCAGCCGCTTTCATGCGAGCAACCTTTCGTGATGACTTACTGATGGTAACCATTGTAAGTTCCTTCTTGATTTTGTTGTCTTTAATTTCAGTTTTCATTGTTTCCTAAGTTATCTGATTCAGCTCCACAGTAGTCGCAATAAGCTTCTCCGTTGTATTCGTAGAACAGCTCATCGTGTTTACATACTGGGCATGTTTCGTGGATGTCGTTCATATTAGTTTATGAATCGTTTACAATAAGGACAGTACAGTCTCTCTGGCAATGCGTAGATTAGGAATAAAGCCAAGAATCCTATCCCGAAGGTACAGAGACCAAGGACAACCGCTAGTGCGATGATCCAACCTTTACCTTTTCGTCTGAGCACTGATAGCTCATGTTGACATACGTTCATTTGTTTGGATTAATTGATTACACTTGTATTATATATGTTATAGATATAATGTAAAGCTATCTCCTGTGCATAACTCCATTTGCATGATCTGCTAAGTAGTATACAATAAGGCTGTGGGTTACATTACAATGACAATTAGATAGACACAGAACCTTCGATTAGATGGGTGAAAACCCACGAAGTATTGCATTGTCTATCTAGTCATGTAATCGCCCATCTACTTGAGGGTTTTTATATGGCAAGGTGGCGGAAAGGGTAGACGCTAGAAAATGCCGTAAAGCAGTGGGGAGTGTACACAATCCATTGTGTTGCGAGGGTCGTTGTGCTTATCTGACTGGATGAGGTAGCCTATAAGGATTTACTTATAGGAGTAACATAACAGGCCATTGAACTAGACCCATGCTAGGTTCGATTCCTAGCCCTTGCCACCAATACACTTATGAAAACATTAAAGGACAAACTATGCCCATTCTGGCGAAAGAAGTGCCTCTTAAATGAGTGTGCTTTTTATATTGAATATAGAACCAAGCGAAAGAAATTCAACACCAAACTCGGTACAAGAGAGGATGTTATTGATGTGAATGGAGAGTGTCGATATTTGAGTAAGAGATAAGCAGTGGGCATGTAGAGATAGAGGAATTACCTGAAGACTTCGGTTGCATTCATTGGGAAAAGAAAGTTTAAATACAACGATTTAGTAAACAGTTTTCGGGGCTTCTGTCTTTTCAAAAACTCCGACAAAGTCTTCGGGCGTATTCTCTACAGGGTAAATACGTCTGCATCTAGGGATGGTGAAACTGGGCTCTGACCCACCGCCGTCAACCCAGTCCCTGCATTGATACTTAACACTAGGTATTATCGCAGGCTATCTCTACTAAGGTGTGACTAACAGTAATACTACTATTTCTTTATAAAGCTTTAAACGACTACCGTGCGATAAAGCAGGGTATAGGGCGGTTATATCTTAATCTAAACATATGAAGACAACAAAGATCAATATCAGAAGTCCTCTTACGGGAATCTGTAGACAGTATGGACTAACTGAAGCAGTGGGAATAGCCGCGGACAAGACAGAAGACAGAACAGAGATTTATGTTAAGGAAGAATATTGGGGGAGTTACACGAAAGAAGAAATACTTAATGCTCCATTGAAGAGATTCGGTACAAGGGGTGGGTTCAAAGCAATGCATATTGTAAGAAGGAAGACAGATATTGACAAGCAGAAGCTCCTGTGATATTAGTGAAATGAACAAAAGTTGTTATCTTAGCTTGGTAATAGCAGTATTTGACCTTTACTCGAAAGAGAGAGGATTTTCCACAGCCCCCTCCAATGGCTAGTAAACATTTTAAAGCGGGAATATGTCGGCGGTAGAGGTGGTTCACTACCTTAAACCGTACTCAGGCTTAATCTCCGTTTGCTGGCTACTAGAGGGGGTTTGTGTTATACTAATTACTCGGCGGGGTGTACGGCCAGATACCTTCAGGGCAGCTTCCAGTCCGCAACGGAACTAGCCAAGGATCTCCACACCTCCTACACCCCGCCTCATTCCTATGACAAAATATCAAATCAAAGAACTAGATAAACTTTTAAGAGAAGCGTGCTTTGCTAGAGATGGACATAAATGCTTGAAGTGTCCAAAGACAACTACACTAGCACCATCACACATCTATCCAAAAGGTGAGTATCGCAAGATGAGATGGGACTTGGATAATGTAAAAACATTGTGTTGGAGATGTCACATGCAGTGGTGGCATAAGAACCCTATTGAAGCATGGGAATGGCTAAGGGACACACTTGAACCAGAACGCCTTGAGAGGCTCAAAATGAGGGCACAGTACATTGATCCAACTTCGTTAGACTATAATCTTATTAAATTGTATTTACAAAAGGAGATAGAAAAGTATGAAGAATAAACGAAAACCTTGTCCAGGATGTCCATAAAACTATGGAGAAGAATAAGGTCGGAAGACCAGAGGTGATCACAGAAGAAGTGATCCGTCAATTAGATACAGCATTTAGCTGGGGGTGTAGTGACCTCGAGGCTTGTCTTCATGCGAATATTTCTAAGACAGCGTTATATGATTACCAGAAAGATCATCCTGAATTTACGGAGCGAAAAGAGCTGTTGAAGGGTAACCCTGTACTACAGGCTAGGGCATCAGTGGTTAAGAAGATACAGTGGGACGCTGATCTAGCACTGAAGTTTCTTGAACGAAAGAAGAAGGATGAGTTTAGCTTAAAGCAAGAGGTGGCTATTGAGACTAGTGAGCCTATACGTATTCAAATAGAAAAGATTGATAATGAAAAAGATGAAACCAAGTAAAAGGATCGAACAGATAAGGTGGGAGGCTGAGGAGGTACTGGGAAAAAGAGATGTACACGAGATGTACATACAGTCAATAATCACTTATCTTGATGAATCTGATAAAAGTAAACAAGAAAATATATAACTTCCTACTCGATACGAAGAAGCGTAAGAACTTCTTACTGGGTGGAGCTGGCTCTGGAAAGAGTTATGCTATCGCTCAGTTTTTAATTTTGAATAAACTATATAGCGAGAGTAATATTAGAATACTAGTTGTTAGTAAGGTTAGGCCATCGGTTAAGATTCCATATCAACTGGTGTTAGACTTGCTGGCAGAGTACGGATTCGATTATAAGCTTAATAAGACTGATCTTGAGATTCGGAATGGCAGTAACATAATGTACTTCAAGGGATTGGATGATCCAGAGAAGATTAAATCAGCTGAGTTTAACTATATATGGTGTGAGGAGGCGACATCATTGAATATTAATGACTATCGCCAGCTCAACCTTAGAATGAGACGTAAGAATCAACATGGTATGAATCAGATGTATTTGTCGTTCAATCCGATTGATATGCAGAATTACCTGTATGAAATCGTTGAAAACCCAATGAGCGAGATGGCAGTACATAGATCGATGTATAAAGACAACGCATTCCTACAACAGGAATATATTAAAGAACTTGAAGAACTAAAGAATCAGGATGCGACCTATAACAAGATATATGCTTTAGGTGAATGGGCTACACCGACTGATCTGATCTATACCAACTGGGATATAGTAGACAAGAAGCCAGACAAGATTGATGAGACGATCTACGGGCTGGACTTCGGATTTAATAATCCATCAGCATTAGTGAGGATCGATGTATGCGACAAGGAGCTGTATATAAGCGAGGATCTATATCAGACTGAACTTACTAACCAAGATTTGATCGGGAGACTTGAGAGTTTAATTAAAGACAAGAAAGAGATATACGCTGACTGTGCAGAGCCTGCTAGAATTGAGGAGATAAAGCGTGCAGGGTTCAACGTGAAGGAATCTGACAAGGATGTGAATAAGGGTATAGACTCTGTGAAGACGATGAAAGTACATATTATGGACTCATCTGTCAACTTGATTAAAGAGATACGAGGATATAAATGGAAGCAGGACAAGGATAGCAATGTACTCGATGAACCCGTCAAGTTCAACGATCACCTCTTAGATGCCCTTAGATATGCGGTATATACGCATCTGGGGAAAACTAGACCTGAACCTAAATTGTTCTTCGTATAGTAGTGTGGTATAATCAATGTAGATGAAAAGCCTTAAACAAAAAATTGATGGATTCCTCCAGCGAAAGACGGAGCGATTTGCTTGTAGAATAGCGATGTTAACAGCTCGCTATGTAATAGATGCTGTGTTTGGCGAGGTAGGTATGGATGAGCTAAAGCAATGCAAAGATAAGAGTTCATGTGCTAAAATATATTTGAAAACTATTGATAAAAGACTAGGCACAATTAACGAACGCTGGTATGGCTCCGGAGAAAATAAAATTAACAACAAGCTGGGATGATTATAGCGAGCATAACGAACGGCTCGCTTTAATGTTACTTAAATACAAGATACCTGTTATTTGGTTTATCGAATGCAACCAAAAAGAAGCATGGAATCAGATTGTAGAATACGATGGCGTAGGGTTCGAGATAGGCTCTCACACAGTCAATCATCAACTCCTGCGTCCTTGTGATAAAGAAACGCAGTGGTATGAGATCAGTGAAAGCAAGGCGATGATAGAGAATGTTATTAATAAGCCAGTTGAATGGTTCTGTTATCCGAGAGGTAGATATAGTGAGGAGACTGTAAAGATGGTGAAGAAGGCTGGTTACAAGTATGCAAGAACAACAAGTCTTGGTAAGGTGGATAAACGGAATCCACATAAACTGAAGACAACAGGTCATATATATCAGCGTAAAGAGTATAACTTCCTTGATTTCTATAGCTGGATTCAGAATCAGTTATTGAAGGGTGAAACAGACATCCATATATGGGGTCATGCACAAGAGATCGAGAAGCATAATGATTGGGATAAGCTGAAGGATTTGTTCCAATATTTAGAGGATAATTATGACTGGGATAAGCTAAAACAATAACCACTCCCCCACTCCACTTGGGTCTCCCCTGTTTCTAACTTTTGGCTTATCTTAGCAAAAGTAACGGGTGAACTGAATGAGTAGGGGAGAGTAGGGGACTACCATGAAACTATACATAGCAAACGACAGTAAGCAGACATTAGGTGGAGGCTGGACTTTCCTAGCCAACCTAGTTCAAGGACTACAACGTGTTGATGACGTTGAGCTTTGCTATGATTACAGCGAAGCTGATACCGTTCTACTTCCTTCTTCAAGCATGGTGAACCCAGCAACAGTTGAGAAGTGTTCAAATGAGGGTAAGAAGATCTTTCTAAGGATCGATAACATGCCACGCAACAGTAGGAATCGGAACACAGGCAGTAGCAGGCTGGCACAGTACGCAAGGATAGCTGATGGTGTCATCTTCCAGTCGCAATGGGCTAAGGAGTATATAGGCTGGTGGCTAGAGAACATTGAAGACATCTCACTTAAGGGCAGAACAACAGTCATTATAAATGGCGTTGATCTAGCAGTCTTTAACAGAAAGAATCAAGCACATAATAACAATATCTATCTTTACTCAAGATATAATAAGGACGAAACTAAGCGTTGGGAAGAGGCATGGTATCAGTTCCAAATGATATGGCGTGAGAATAGAAATGCACGATTGTGGATTGTTGGAAGATTCTCAAAAGAACAAATAGAATATGGCTTTGACTTCTTTCAAGGTGAGAGAATTGAGTATAAGGGGACGGTCTCAAACCCTCATGAAATGTCTGGGATCTTGAAACAAGTAGGTACGCTGATTGCACCTTACTTCAACGATGCTTGCTCAAATGCAGTGTTAGAGGCTAGAGCTTGTGGGTGTAAGGTACTGACTAATACAAGCGGTGGAATGCCAGATGTGATGGACGAGAATTTAGATATAAGTTTGGAAAGAATGACAAAAGAGTATATTATGTTTATGAATGGGGGTAAGTGGTAGGGAGGGAACATGCTTACTGAAGTGCTGTTGTCGTGGCCGATGGTAGCAAGACCAGTTGGACTAGGTGGCCTGATGGTTAACCAAGAATTGGAGGAAATGCCAGTGAAGAAGCATTACGTCATCATCGTTGTGGGTGAGAGGTTCGAGCCTCGTGCCTACAAGATTGACTGGCAGAACAACACGACCATGAGTGTGCGTGCGAAGATCGAGGTTGAATACCTCAAGGAGAGTGAAACGGGTTACGTCTTTGTCTCCGAAGGTCGAGGGTTGATCCCACTTCTGACTGTTGTCAATTAGCAAATCCACTAACCCCCTTCCCCCCTATATGGGCTATACAGCAAGACATCATTGGAAACTAGGATGGAAGCTTTATGAAACAGGTAGAGAATACTTCAATTTATGGAAGGTAGGCGAGAGTAGAGAAAAGCTTGGTTGCGATACGATAATCACTGAATATTGGAGAATGGAATTGTCGTGGTATTTCAGCTTTAAATATAAGCATATAATCTTGTGTCTCAAGAAGCCGTGGTGTTGGTACTGGAGTATAGAATTGGATGCCCCGTATCGAAAGTTAAGACAATGGATTATTGTTAAGGCCACTAATTATTGGCATAGGCGAATAGAACCAGAACGCAAAAGAAGAGGTGATCTTGGATCGGGTCGAACTATTGCGTGGACTAAGTATGTATATTGGAAAAATTTAATCATTAACTAAATAAGATGATAGAAGAAAAGAAACCAGAACTTACTCCAGAGCAAAAGAAGGCTCAGGATGTAGCTAAGAAAGTAGAATCACTTGGTAAGACGCTAGGTCTTATGCGAGAGACAGTAGATAAGCCAAAGGTTTACGAAGCTATGAAGCCGTATCTCAAAGCAGAGATTGACGAGCTATTAAAAATCTAATGTCTTACTTCAGAGAACAACTCGAAGACTATCTATCGAAACTCACAGTCAAATGCGATGTGGTTTACGACTTCGGTGGTTCTCAAAAGCCAGTACAGGACAGGGTCAACTACTGGAAGGTTAAGGATTACAAGATATATGATCTTCCGGAGTATGACCTGAATAGGCGGTGGGCAATAGAGGATGTGAGACCAAAGTGCGATATAGCTTTCTGTTTGGAAGTTATGGAGTATATTTGGAATCCACTTATTGCCCTTCGTAATATACATGAGGCTATCAATGACAAGGGAATACTCATAATATCATTTCCTTTTATTTACCCTCATCACAACCCAGAGGGTATGGATTGTTTAAGATATACCAAATGGGGTGCGGTTACGCTACTCAAGAAGGCAGGCTTCGAGATAGACGAGGTTGAATCAAGATACGCCACAAGGGGTTCTGGAGCATTGCAGGACTTCTTTTCTTTTGAAGGTATGAAGCGATGTAAGACTTACGATGGGCATAACGAAATTGGTTATATGATTAAAGCTAGAAAGAAATGAGACCAGCAAACTATAAAAACCAGTACATAAAGCTTCAATGTAACCAAGATCATACCCGTGAGTTGTATGAGACTATTTCGGAGATCGCAAAAGAGAGTAACTATGTAGACGCTCTTGAAATTGGAACAGCTTGGGGTATATCAACCATCGCCATACTACACAATGGAAAGGGTGATCTGACAAGTGTTGATAAGTCAGAATACCAAAACACAGAAAATCAAGTTATTGATTACGGGTATATGGGTCAGTGGCGATTCATGCAAAAGCCTTCAGAAGAAGCATTACCCGAACTCCTAAAGGCGGGATATAAGTATGATCTAATCTGTATTGATGGTGATCATAGATATGAATATGTCAAGAATGATCTTAAATACGCAGTAAAGATGTTAAAGAAGGACGGGGTTATTATTGTTGACGACTACAATCACAAGAAGAACAAGCAGATCGGTGGAGACAAGTACGGGGTGAAGAAGGCAGTTGATGAGATTGTGAAGCGATTAGGATTAAGCATAGAGGTTTATGATAAAGCTCATGGGATTGTAAAACTATGGAGATGAATGCCTATGTAACGTCAATCGGTGAGAAGACAACTGACATCTGCTGTGAACAGTTAAGGCGTTACGGGTTTAACGTTATACTACTAGATAAGAAGGAGAGCTGGGTTGATAAGTATAAGCGGTTCATTAACATGGCAGAGGGCAACTGCTTGAGGGTTGATGCAGATGTAATAGTAAACAGCAAGATAAAGATGATCCATGGCTTTCAGACAGATGATGACTATCTACTGGTTGATTTCCACACATACGATTTCTATAAGAACGATCTATCCGTTTCAGCACCAGTCTATTACAAAGCTGAGGCGATAAAGATGATTAAAGAAAGGCTTGATGAGATTGAGGATGTTAGACCAGAGGCTACGCTGTCAAGGAAGGTTGTCGGTAGCAGGAAAGGTACTAGCGAACTGATAGTCGGTATGCATGGCTTCTTTCAAACAGAGGATCACCTGCATGAGGCTGAAGCTAACAAGATCAAGCGTGGACAAATAGAGAAGTATGGATATGACTTTAGATTAGCAGAGAAAATGCTTAAACTATGAAGATAGCAATATTCACAACTGTTACTGGGCCAGATTACTGGCAGTACGCTTGGAAGGAAGCGATAGATTGCTATGCAGACTTCGCAGACTTCGTTGGTGTGGTATGTGGGTGTAAGGAAGACACGTCACTTGTTAAGAAGCACGGCAAGGGCAAGCCATGCTATCTGCATTGGCCTCTTGAGTGGAACTGGCAGGAGTTACCGAATCATTTAAACTATGGACTGGACTTTTGTAAGACCGAGGATAAGTTCGATTGGATTATAAAGACTGATATAGATTACTTCTTTCATGAAGACGCATTTGATGAGCTGAAGAAACAGTTAGCTGATGCACAAGCGAATGACTACCCTGTTGCATCGTGTCTGAAGCTTAATATGATGTGTCAAGACGTAGGTCACAAGAAGACTAGAGTACCGATAGCGGTCAATGCAAAGTATGCTGATCAGATAGAGTACGGCAAGCCAAGTGATGAAGATACCGACTGGTGTGTACCTATATGGAAGAAAGACAAGAAGGTTGTGAAGAAAGTATGGAATACTGGTGTGAATGTATACAACTATGACAGCTATTTCAGGACTAAAGACATACAAAAGGAGGCGTTCCATCGCTTTAGTAAAGCATATAAGACAAAGACAGATGGTTGGAAGTGGGGTAATACCCCCGATGTATCGATGGATCTATGGGTTAATATGATGAAGAGTAGGCTAAAGATCACGGGCAATCACCCACGCAAGCATCCAAAGTACATTAAAGATAGGATTAACAAGCTAAAGCCCGAAGAATGGGGATATAATAACTGGGGACTATGGAAAACCTAAACTATTTCTACAACGATAGAAAGGACAATATTAAAGGACATTGGAGTGTTTTGATCTGGAAGCCAGAGGAGATCAATATGCTGATTGGTACTACTATACCTAAAAGGCATTGCCTTAAACTACTCCGCCAGGACACAGAGACACTTGATTCAATGATAGGCAGACTCGATTATGTAACAAGTGTTAGAGATCTGATACTCATACAGAATATCTTTGCAACACACGGATTAGCCCCAAGAGTCTATAAGACATGGGAGCTTATACATAAAGGAAAGAAGCGATACGCACTAGAGGTGGATTATCTTGGCAAGTACGATCCTAAGTTTAAGATAGGTGGGGTAAAGGATAGGGTAGCTGGGTTATGTGAGCTGTATCACATCAAACCATACGAACAAGACTTAGGTGAGCCATTTAATTATGTTGGTGGTAAGTTTGTAGACTTTCATGGCTGGAAGATAGATAGAAAGAAATACAAGAAGGATCTGATAAGAAGGATCAACGACATAACCCACTTCGGTAAGTCGATGAATGGAGTAAGGGTCGCCTATCAAGGGACTGAGGACTTCAATGGTAAGCGTAAGACTGAAGATCGATTGAGGAAGCTGGGTAAGATAGATTTTAAAGGCAAGACTGTACTAGACATCGGTTGTAACCTCGGAGTGTTCTGTATCGAGGCGATGAAGGGCGGAGCGAAGTCGGTGCGTGGCTGGGATAAACCAGAGGTGATACAGCTTGCTAAGGAATGGGCTAATTTGAATGAACATTGGGAGATTAGATATTATGGTACAGATATAACTACAGTAGGATGCTGCAGTGTGGTCTTTGACATCGTATTCTTCTTAGCTATGGAGGATTACCTCGGTATACCTAAGTGGCTACATGATAGCGTTGGTGATGTAATGTACTTCGAGGGTCATGACTATAGTGACAATGCTAAGTTAAGAGCAGAGCTTGAGAAGCATTACACAATAGAGGATCTAGGATTTACAGACGATAGAGGTAAACGCATGCTATTAAAATGTACGAATGATAAGCGGAAGGCATAAGTGTATATTCCTACACCCGAATAAGTGTGGTGGCAAAACAATTGAGAAACTAGTGTTTGATGTTGGATGTGAAATTGGAAGTAGCGATCACAGGTTCATTAATGAATATAGAGAGACTTATGGAGACGAGGTTGTAGACTCGTATTTCAAGTTCATGTTCTGTCGTAATCCGTGGGACAGAATGGTATCAATGTATTTTAAAAGAGTACAGTTAAATAATAAGAAGATGCCATCATTTAAAACCTTCTTGAAAAACGTAGATACTAACAGTTGTCTAAAAAGATGATATAGATTATTTCGGCTATAAATTTAAATAAATATATGAACATTCTAATCACGCCAGACGTTTGGGGTTGGGCAATAGGTAATCTATGTCAGACTATTATAAAACATCAGAAGCATAGGTTTAACTTCCTAGCTTTTCCAATGCATCCGAGACAAGTACCGCTTGAGATATGTAGAATACAGAAGTATTTAGACGACGAATGGACTGATGGGCATATTGATTTATGGCATCACCATTATTACAGAAGCTCTGAACAAGCACTTGAGTTAGAGCCAAGACTTAGAAAAATACCATCTCTGATAACGGTACACGGACACCAGAACATCAGTAAGATTGACTGGAAGTATTATGATCGGGCTACCATTGCGACAAAGTGGGGTGTTGCAGAGATAGGTAATAAAACGAAGATTCCAGTTGATCATATTCCTAAGGGTGTTGATCTTGATAGATTAGAATACATCAAAGAGCCAACAAAAGAGAAAACTGTTGGATATGTCGGAAGGGTAGTACCTTGGAAGAATCTAGCTAAGATAGCAAAGACTTGTAAGCGGTTGGGCTACAAGGTGGTTGGATCAGGTTATGTAGATAAGCCTAGATACTGGCAGGATGAGGTTGATAAATCAGTGGTAGATTTCAATGGCGGAGTAGGTCGTGGTAAAGAGCCATCAATGCATGATAAGGACAGGCTATATGAAGATATGGCTGTATTTGTCATGTACTCCACAGGGGAAAGAGAGACTGGTACGATACCGTTACTTGAAGCAATGGCAAGGGGAGTTCCAGTCATGGCTACTGAACAGGGAATGGCGAGGGACTTAATAGAGGACGGAAAGAATGGGGTGGTCTTCAATGAAGACAACTTCGAGCAGAAACTCAAAGAATTAATGGAGAACGAAGATTTGAAAAAGAAATACAGAGAAGCGGCAAGGAAAACAGTCATTAAGTACAACGAAAAGAGATATGCAAGAGAAATGGCTAAGAGTATTTATAAGACACTATATCCGGAGAACCACATGGTCTCGGTTGTCATTCCTACGTTTGAAAGATCAGAGAAATTGATCGATATTATTATCTCAATAGACGAACAGGACTATCCTGCAAAGGAAATAATTGTTGTAGATGACAACTCACAGGACAATCAGATGACAAGACTGGCATGTAAGAAATTACGCATGAAATTGCGTACTCCCATAATATACATAAATACTAAGCAAATAGGCTATAATCTCGCTCTAGCACGCAATTTGGGGGCGATAGAGGCATTAGGTGAGCAACTAGTGTTCCTTGATGATAGGTATAAGATGACTAAAGGGTCGCTTACGGAGATCGCTAAATGTCATGGTAAAGAGAAACTCTGGCACTGGGGGAGAAAGATAGTGAAGGGTAAGGAGATTATAAAGAAAGGATTTGTCGAAAACTTTAGCTGGGTGAGCCGTAATCAATTCATGTACTTCGGTATGTTCAATGAACGGATGAAGTTTTATGGCGGTATATCGCAAGATGTAAGAGAAAGGTGGGCTAAGTTTGGTGGCGACTTCAACTGCGTTCCCGAAGCTAAGGTAGAACAGGTGGTATCGTCATGGAGTAAGTGGAATAAACTAGACGAGATATGGAAAGCTAAAGAATTACTTAGACAAATGTACGGTGAATAAACCTGACGGGAAAGACCTAGACAATCCGATGATGTTGACACGAGAGATCGAGGCGATTGATAAGATCATTGCTGAAACTAAACCTCAGATCTGTTTGGAGTTTGGTGCTGGTGGATCGACAGTCTACTTCCCAAAGAAACACGATTGTATAAAACAATGGCTGTCAATCGAGGAGAATGGTCGATATGCTAAGGCTCTTGGTGAAAAGGTGGACAAGGAAAAGGTAGCACTTATATGGGCATCGGATCAGTCAGCATGGTTTAGTGATTCAGTCAAGTACCAGCCAAAACGTTACGGTTTAATACTAGTTGATGGATTACAGAGAGGTGCGTGCTTACGGGCTGGCAGGGAGCTATTGAAAGATGGCGGGGTCATGTTACTTCACGACTTTGATAGGGATATGTATAAAGAGGACTTAAAAGAGTTCAAGGTACATCCATTATGTGAGAAGGATAAGAGCGGTAGTAGAGGTCTAGCAATCATTAAATAAATATATGAAAAGTCCAATCAGTAGCTTTGAGGGAACGGCTATATTCCCGCCTTGGCAGGTAAAAGAGATTTTATGTGAGAACGGGCTGGCTAAGAGTAAGAGCGAAGCCCAAAGATTCCTCGAACAGAAAGGCGTTTATATTGATGGCGAGCAGGTTGATCACGAAACAGCATTATGTCTCGATGCAGAGAAGTTAAAGAAGGGCGTGGTAATTAGATGTGGCAAGTGGCATCACAAACGATTTATAACATTAAGCGTAAAGAAATGGAAAAAAGAAAGCTAAAGATCGTAGGTACAACTTGGCACGTCATGCATCAGACCAGAATATTCGATGCCCTGAAAGATGACGCAGACTTCTATTTGATACATAACTCTTGGCGTAGTTGGCAAAGAAAAGAGTTTCAAGATGCTAGACCATTGCCTGAGAATGTGAAGTTTGTCAGTGCGTATGAGCCTGGCAAGTATGATTTTGCTATTCTTCATATAGATCAGCAGGCTGTAAATACATCTATACATAAGGGGCAGATTTATAGGGAGTTCAACAATACTATTCAGGACATTCCAAAGGTTGTTATAAATCATGGTTCACCCGTATATCCAGAGTACTGTAAGGAAGTGGGGATGACCGATAAGGAAGCAGAGAGTATCGTAAGGGCTGACATTAGGTCAATGGTCAAGGGTAATAAAATGGTAGTTAACTCACATAAAGCTGCAGAGATGTGGGGGTGGGGCTATCCAATCGTTCACGGAATGAAAACGGATCAGTTCTACGATCTACCCAAACACCCACGAGTATTCACTGCCCTATCCCCTGGTGGACTAGATGATTATTACAACCGCCACACAATGAATAAGGTAATGAATATACTCGATCAAGAATACGGCAGAACGGCATTGTGGGCTAAAATAAACTGTAATCAAGGTGGTGACTTCGAGAATTACAAGAATATAATGGGATCAAGCTTACTCTATCTTGACACGTCAATCAAAACTCCAATGAACTCAGCTAGAACAGAAGCTATGCTGTCTGGTTGTTGTGTAGTTCAGGTAGAAGGTGCTCACGATCTTGAGAGATTTGCTAAAGACGGTGAGAATATGGTACTTGTCAAGAACGATCCCGAAAGTATTGCATCTGTGTGTATGGATCTAATGGGTGAGAGATATGAGGAAGCTGTAAAGATCGGACAGGCTGGAAAGAAGATGGCACAGGAGAGATTCTGCCCTGAGAAGCTAAGAGAACAATGGCTTGCGTTTATTAAAGATGAATTAAAACTAAATGTATGAACGTTAAAATCATTCCATTCGACAAGTTTCACGGGAGGACTCACGGCACAATAGGATCGTCTATACTGCGTGCTTATTGGCTCGCTGACAAATGGGACGAAGCTAGTATTTGGAATCAAGGAGAAGACGCTGATGTATTTATTCTTCAAAAGGTCTACTGGTACGAATGGATGAAGGACTGCAAGAAGCCAATCATCCTTGATCTTTGCGACCCAGATCATTGGAAGTATGACAAAAATCTTGATCGAGAAGAACTGAAGGTAGCGGAACTAGATGGATTAGTTGATGCGATAACTTGTTCATCAGAAGCATTGACCAAAGAGATAAAGAAATATGTAAAGAAAATCCCAGTTATAACAATTGAGGATAGGGTCAATCTTAATCTTATTCCAAAGCCTAAAAAGCATACAGAGCAGGCAGAATGGGTGGTATGGTTTGGTTATTCTGGTAATGCAAGAGAGATATTTAAACATAGGCATATTGTAGACTCCATTGCAAAGTCTAACTTAAACCTAAAGATTATATCAGAGTCTAGGTTCACGCTACAGGATGACTTTGCGTGTGAGATAGAGAATATTGACTTTGATTGGGATAACTTTGCTTATCAGCTACAAGAAGCTGATATGGTTGTTAATCCTAAGCTCCCAACTAAGCAATTCCAGTTTAAATCTAATAACAAAACATATATCTCGTGGGCTCACGGACTTCCTGTAGCCAATAGCGGTGATGACATGAGACGACTTCTTGATCCAGTGGAACGACAGAAAGAAGCGGACGAGAAATACGAACTCGTGAAGAAAGAACATATTATAGAGAAGTCGATAGAACAATATAAACAGTTAATTAAAGAAATATGCGGAAAGCAGAAATGACAACCTTCTCAATTACCCCGTGCGAGAAGAAGTTTATACAATACTGTAGAGAGTACGGATATCTTGAAATTAAACTAACTATACACAATGGAGAGCCTACAATGGCTCGTGAAGTAGAGCGTAGTATACGCTTTGACTTGTCAGATGATTAGGTAGTGGTATAATTAAGATCACCTTAGCCGAAAACGGAGAGGAAACGTATGTTTTTCTCCGTTTTTTTAATCAAAATTATGCCAAATAGACTACAAAAGACCCTCCAAAAATGGCTCGGAGTTCCGCATAGACAAGCGGAAAAAGCGAAAGTGAGGCGTGGATCAGTGCCATTTACGGATTCAGCATCAATTGGGCAACCAGAATACGCTGATATGAAGCTCCAAGCACAGATGGAGCAGTATAAATCGTGGGTTTATGCGTGTATTAGACGAATAGCAGACGAACTCGCCACGATAGAATTAAGGTTATACAAAAAGAAGACAGATGATAACAGTGAAGAAGTTACAGAACACCCTGCGTTGGATGTGATTAATTTTGGCAACAACCAGATGACCAAATCTCAACTATTATCGATATATGGTTCTATGAGTCAGCTATCGGGTGAAAATTACTGGTGGATTATTAAGTCTGGCACAGAACCGCAGATGATATTCCCCTACTTCAACCCTGCAAACATATCAGTTAATACAAAGAACCAATTTATCTCTAGTTTCACTTATGGCGTACCAGGCACAGGGCAGACGATTGATTTCAAGACTGATGAGATGATCCAGTTTAAAAAGATCGATCCACTCAATGCTTATAGAGGTACAAGTCCCGTTAAGTCTGCGGGTATTGATATTGATATTGAACAGGAATCTAATAAGTTCAATTGGAACTTCTTTAAAAATGGAGCTCAGGTTGGTGGAATGCTCTCGACAGATCAGGAGCTTTCAGACACTACAAGAGAGCGATTACTTAAACTATTTGAAAGTAAACATCAAGGTGGAAAGAATGCTCACAAGACAATGGTTGTGGAGCAAGGTTTAGATTACAAGCAAATTGCAGAGACACATCAAGATATGCAATTCAACGATCAGCAGAAGTTTGCACGAGATAAGATACTCGCAATCTTCGGAGTCCCGAAGTCTGTACTAGGCATTGTAGAGGATGTGAACAGAGCTAATGCAGAGGCTAGTAACTTTGTGTTCATGCGGTACACAGTCAAGCCAGCGATGCGAGAGTTTGTAGATCAACTCAACGAATTTTATCTGCCGATGTTCACTGGCACAGAGGATATGTACTTTGACTTCGATGATCCAGTACCAGAGGATGTTGAGGCTAGAAATAAAGTTAACGCTACTGCACTTTCATCTGGTTGGAGATCTATAAATGAAGTACGACAAGAGGAAGGACGTGATCCAGTTAAAGGTGGTGATGCTCTATGGATGCCAGCTAATCAATTACAGGTAGCTTCAACCGATGACTCTGAAGCAGTAGAAGCTCCGAAAGAAGAGAAGCACGTTATGAAAAAGTACGGTAAGCCACGAAATCAGAAGATTAAAGAGACTATTGAAGGGCATAAACATATATTCAAGAAGATGTTGCCTAAGAGAAAGTTTGACGAGTCTAAAGTCAAATCGAACTGGGCTTTAAAATATTGGTCAAACAAAATGGTAAAGACCGACAAGCGAGAGGCTGAGTGGAAGAAAAGACTATTGGTAGAATGGAAGAAACAAGCTGACAGGGTTATAAAGACTGTGATGAAGAAAGCTCCACGTTCAAAGAGCATTGAATTTCTTTTCGACCTAGTAAAAGAGAACAAGATTATGGCAGCCGCCTTCGGAGGTTCATACCTTAGTATACTAGAACAGTTTGGTGAGGAAGGCTTAAACACAATTGGACTAAGTGGCTTCGATACAGCTGATGAGATGATTAACTATATTGATAAGATGGACTTGAAGTTCGCTAACTCCATGAACATAGAGACCAGAGAGAGGATCAGGAATATAATCAAAGAAGGAATTACAGATGGGCAACCAATCAACACCGTTAGGGACAATCTTGATACGATCTTTAAGGACAAGATAAGATCTGCAAAGATCGCAAGGACAGAAGTGTCGAGGGTATCTAACTACGGGACTAAGCAGGGATGGATTCAGTCTGGTGTTGTCGATAGGATTGAGTGGTTGACGGCTGGAGATGAAAGAGTGTGTCCTTTCTGTACGAGCATGATGGATAAATCACAAACGAATGGTAAGACGATCGACATTCAAGACAACTTCTTTGAACTCGGTGATGTAATTAACGCTGTTGACAAGAATACTGGGAAGTCAGTAAGCATGAAGATAGACTATGAGCCGATACAAATGGGAGCATTGCATGTCAATTGTAGGTGTACTGCTATCCCAATCACTACCTCAAAGTCAGGTCTTGTGATCGCTAGGAAGAACCTCAAGCAAGAGAGTGATGAAGCTGATCGAAAGAAAACCGAAGCAGATGAAAAGCTGAAGGTTGTCCGCAAAGAACAAGCTCAACTAGAGAAATTTAAAGAAGAGCTAAATGAATAAGCAAGAACTCAAAGAAATTAAAGAGAATGTCAGACACAAGAAGCTGATAACGACTTTGAATAACATCAGCAAAGAACTCAAGGGACAAGATAAGGAGGTCGTAAAGGCAGTCGAGAAAGTTTTGAGTGGCAAGACAGAAATTACTGTCAACAAACCAGATGAAGTTAGTGTGAAGAACTTCCCCGAACAGAAAGAAGTTAAGATCCCCGAGTACCCTACCGAGATAAAGGTAACCAACTTCCCAGAACAACAACAGTTCCCCAAGATTCCAGAGATTAAAATACCAGATAAGGTAGAAGTGAAGAAGCCGAGCTGGTTTAAATCATTCAGCGATAACAGGATTGTCAAACAAGTGACGACCTCAGCGTTAGCGATTATCAACGGATTTAAAATCGCGTTAGAGGAACATGAAGAACCGAAGAATGCTCTTGCCGTTAAGCTGATTGATGAGAATGGGAACGTATATACAGCGTGGAGCGGTGGAGGTGGCGGAGGCGGTGGTATAACTGGTCCGATAGAGATTAAAGCTCCTAGTGTATGCGGTAATGGTCAAACAACTGTTGCTGCCGCAGGTACAGCTGTTGTTTTAGCCGCCGCAACCAATTGTAAGTCGGTAACTGTCAAAGCCCTAGCTGGTAACTCGGCTAATGTGTATGTGGGAAGTGCGACTGTCACGGCTGCCAATGGATTTGTGCTTGATAACGGAGATACAGTCTCAATAGATATAGACAACTTGGATGATATATATATTGACGTTGATACCAACGGAGAGGGTGTTTCATATATTTACGTCCAGTAAGGAGAACTAATTAATGTCAGGCATAGGGCGAACACAAGCTACTAATAGTTTTGCTGATGATTTCGTCAGTAGAGATTTTGTTAATGGATCGTTTAAGGAAACATTTGATGCCCTAGTCACAAGTGCTGGAGGTGTTGTTACAATGTCACTCGAACAAAGTGGTGGTGGTGATCTGAATATGCAGTTCAGTGATGGCGATACGCTACTTGATACAACACCAGCCGTTACGATAGCCCTGACAGTAGGGAGTGACGCATCACCACGGGCTAATTATATTTACATACCGATAGCGACTAAAGTTTTAACCTTATCCATTGTAGGATTTCCAGCAACCGAACATATCAAGGTTGGGTATTTTTTCGTACCTAGTGCTGCTTATGTTGCGAGTGATGGGTGTTATATTAACCAGAACTGGAACGATCACTTGATGGGAACTAACAATGAGGGTCACATGTTGCACATGGCAGAACGTGCCAGACGTGATGGGGCGTATTATTTCTCAGGCATAGACCCTAATGGCAATGACCAAGCCGCAGCTTCGTCTTATTTTGATTATGTTGGAGCAACCGAGAGTTACTTCATGTCAACGGCTGGTATCGTCTATCAAATGCACCAACACGCTACACTAGCTATCGACAGTCGTGTCGGCTCAGGTGATATTCACGTTGCAAATTGGCTTGGCGATAACTACCACGATATACACAACCTTGCTGATATAGTCGCTGATAGTGCTGGCGGAGCTTTGAATAACAAATACTTTAATCTGTTCTTCTTCGCTGTTTGTAACAAGACTGGTGAGTATTCACCAATGATGTGTATGTTGCCTAGCGGTAGTTATTCGTCTGCCTCCTCAGCCCAGAATGATGTTGATGGATATGATAATCTTGATATGCCAAGACAGTTCAGCTTGGATTCATCGACTGGTGTACCCGTGTGTCGTATGACCCTGAGGTGGTCTGGTGGTACAAATACACTTACTCATATATCAACAACAGATCTAAGAACTGGCGGTATCACAGCTTCGGGTGGAGGGACTGGGTCGCTTACCAACTTTGCTGATAATCAGTTTACAGTATTTGATGAAGCGGACATTACAAAGATAATGGCGTTTGATGTGGGTACTGATATCACGACTGGTACAACACGGACTTACATAGTACCCGACAATGATGGAACACTTGCCCTGCTTGATGGTGTTGCAGGCGGACAGCTTCTCAATGGCGGAGTTAATGCTGGTGATGACCTAACGCTACAATCCACTAGTGACGCTACTAAGGGTGAGATTATAGCAAACGATGATTTTAAGGCATTGGCTAATGTTGGAATAGGAACTGCACCATCTTACCCACTACATCTTTCATCGGCTAGTGATGACGCTGTGTTTATGACAATGGCACTCAATGCGGCGGCGGCTGCTTCTACTGGAATGACCTATCAGTTTACAACGGCGGGTGCAGGTACAGACCCAATAACAGGATTATATTGCCAGATGCTTGCTGGTACAACTACTACTGGTCAAGCAGCTGCTCTTAACTTAGAGAACAATACAACAGGTGCAGAATCAATCGGTGGGCGTATGGTTGTTAGTGGAGCTGCGACAGACAATATTGGGTTACTGCTTTCTGCCTCGAATGGTACAGACCAGAATATGGCCTTCTCTGCTGTTTCAACACTTCCAGTAGCTTCTTCAGATACTATTGTTCAAGCTGTTAAGATTGAAGCTACCACAGGCGGTACATCGGCAACTTGTGAACCCCACACTTTCTATGGAACTTTAGGTGGTACATTTACTTCTGCAAAAGATAGTCATGGAATGCAGTTTGTTAATAATGTGACTAATACTGGTGGTGGGTTTACTGAAGGTGCAAGGTTTTGTACATATACTATTGCCAATTCTTGTAATAAGGGATTGGATTTGTATGCTGCTAATGGTGTGAAGAACTATGGTTTTATATCTACAGCCGAGAGTCCTAGTTATGGTTCTTGTACTGATAATTATGGTGGTATACTTATTGCTCGTAATGCGACTGTTACAAACGAAGCTGTTCGAGCAACATCAACGCTAGCGGCCGCAGCTGGCTCTCCCGTACAGGGACACTATTTCAAAACCACTGCTGCGGGAAGTGCCAAGCATTGGCAGCGTGGTATTTATAGCGAATTGGCAGACGGCTACTCTGGAAGCGGTACTACCGCTGCAATATACGCAAACAACCTTAATGTTAATGAAGGTACTGGTACTGATATTGGACTTTTGTGTGAGGGTAATGATTATGCCCTCCATGCTAGTAGCCTTGGCGTTGGGGATGGAAACATACTTGTTGATGGTTCAGCTACAATCGGCGGAGGTTATGGAAGTACGGGAGTTACTATAAGTGCTACTGGTAACATACAAGCTGATGGCGTGTTGACAATTGATGGAGCGGCCACTTTAAATAATGATGGTGGTGATGCTGACGTTACTATTAAGGGTCAGACGGATGATAACTTATTATGGACTGATGCTTCAGTAGACCAAGTTTTGATAGGAACAACTGGATTGGCTGCACCTTATTTTCAGGCTGAGAAACTCGAGGCGTTTGAGACTTTATCTGGTAATAGTAAGGTTGCCTATTCGTTTGCGGCAGATTTAGGTACGAGTTGTACTGGCGGTAATTATCAGTCAAATTTGGGGGTGAGGTGTAAAGCAACAACAACAACGGTAGATACCTATTACTATTCAGGAGATATTGAGTGTGTGATGAGTGCTGACTGTACGGAAGGACACGGCATTGGGTCTTATTCCTCTGCTAGTGTTGCGGCGGGTGGAAAGGTGCAGACACTTCATGGCATAGAGGCGTTCGCATACACAGAGGGAACTGGTGTTAGTAATGCTGCTGTGGACACTTGTGCATCTGCTTACTTCCACGGGCCAGTTAAGGGTGAGGCAGGGGATACGTTGACTAATGCTTACGCTGCTTATTTTGCAGCACCTACGCACGGTGATACACTCAACTATTCAATCCGAGCGGCTGGGGATGTATTGTTTGAGGGCGAGATTGAGGGTAAAGCAGCTTATTTTGATGGTTGTGAGAACAATGGAGCGGCTTCTACTCAGTACCTTGATATGAACAATGGTACGATAATGGCTGCTAATCGTGGCTACCCAATGATGCGGGATGGGTCTATTACTGGTGTGGCTGGGCTAGTTACAGTGGCGGGTTACGCGGGTGCAGGAACTTGTGAGATACAAGCCAGAATAAGTGGTAGTGAAGTATTTAAGACGAGTATCACCATTGATGGTAATGGCAAGAAGACCAACCAAACCACTCAGGCTAGGGGTACGGATACCTTTAGTGCTGGCGACAGCTTAGAGATATACTTCGAGAAGACATCAGGAACGTACAGTGCTGGTTATCCAACTGGCATTATAGAAGTTATTTATGACGATTAAACAAAACACATGGGACTACAAAAAGCATATTCAAGGGCATCGGGAACAGACTTCCCTGAAGCCTATCACAAGATTATCAAAATTTGCACTGACAAGTTGCAGGGTAAAGTTAAGTTGAGCGTAGCAACATACAAGGACAAAGAATTCGCCGATGCTGGGAATCCTTACGACCATTCATCGAATCATACAACTACTGAAGATGCGTTTAATGCAGAGTTTGTTGATGCTACAAAGACAATGTCGGCTTTAGATGCAAGTCTTCAGGCTGGCTATGAGTGCTTGAAGGATAAGTCGAAACTTGAAATAATAGCGGTAGGTCAAGAAGATGATTGTTATTATGATGCTGAAGATATATTAGAGGATTAATAAATTAAATGAATATATGAGAACAATGAACCTGGTTTTGGATTACAAACTATCAGAGCAACTCAAGAAGGCAGGAACAAAGGCGGAGGTAATCACTCTTAACTATTTAGTAGAAGCTCGTAAGGCTTTGTATGCGGGTGGCCAATCACTAGAACAGGCTAAGTTATGGGGTCGTATATTAGATGATTGTTATGATAAGAATGGTGTTGCCATTAAGGAATTAGAACTATCGGAAGAAAGATTTGATGAAGTCAAACGTATTGTAAAAGATGGAAAAGTCCCCGCAGGACAGGAACTAGTGGCACTACGAGTGGCTGAAGAGTTAGATAAAATAGATGCCCAGAAGGTTGAA